TCGTTATCTGCTTGAGATACCTCTGCGTCAACCACTTGATGATTGTATGTGTAAGACCTGTTTGGGTTTATGTCGTCTACCGTTTCCAAAACCAAATTAACGGTTTCTTCTTTTTCTGACGGAACGTACACCTTTTTCCTCGACGGGCCTACCTCTATTACTTCTCCAGCGCCTTCAAAATTATCAGGGCGCATCATACGAAGAATACCTGCCCTCATTTCTTCAATGTTGTTTAAATTATAAGCCGCTCTTGCCTTCCTTGCCTGTGCTGCCAAACCCACTTGTGGAGTAATCAAAAAGCCTACGTCTACAGCAGCTTCAAACTGTTCAGCGTCTTCTGGGTTTTTCTCTTTCCACCGTGCGTATACTTCGTACCCTTTTTTGAGAGATTCCATAGCTGTTGATACAATAGCCGTGTCTTTTATCTCATCCCAGATCATTTCAGCGCCCACACGAATAGAGTCTGGAAGAAGAACATCAAGCGATCCTGCTACAAGTTCTCCACCCGTTCTAGCAGCTTGAGATATTCCAAGAGTTACCGCTTCTCCCGCAGACAAAGAAGGCTCTTCAATTCCTATTTTACGCTCTATCTCGGTAACTGGCTTTGCTCCTTTTATTACTTCGGCTCGTCTCTGAAACTCAGGAACAGCTTGAGACAGTGTGTCTAAAGGAGAAAACTCTTCGTAACGCTGGCGCACCTGCTCTGAATACGGAGGAAGTTGCTCAAGGCGTTCACTAAAAGTAGGCTGTACTTCAGGTTCTACAAAGTCTTCCTCTGTAGCGTATCCTGCGGAAATAGCCTTTCTTCTTATTTCTTCTTTAGACGTTCCCTCAGGCACATCTTCAAGAACAACACCATTTGGTAATATAACATTCATTGTTACATCTCACCCCATTTGACTGTCGTAACGCCGCCTTCAGGCACCTGCACAGCAGGAAAGAAGTTTAATACTCCTTTTTGCCCTTCTCCTAACCCTGACCTAACGTCTTCTCTAACTTTGTTGTATTTCTTGATTTTGTTTACAGCACCATCCCTAAGTGACGAAAGAATACGCTTAAGAGAACTGGCGTCTGCCGTTACGTTACCGGCGACAACCGCCTGCGCGAACTCCCGGTCAGCATCTGACAAGCCTGTTCCAGCACCTAAGTTAGTGATGTAGTCGGCTACTCGTGTTGCCGCCATAGCCGCATAAGTCTCAGTGTTAGTAATTCCCTCAAGATCTCCTAAATCAATGCCAAAGGCTTTAGCGTACCTATTTACATTTAACTTTACGTTCGCTAAAGCACCAGTAAACATATCGTCAATCATAGGGAACGACTCATCAATAGATCGTATCGTCTCTGCCGCTTTAACCGCTTTGTCCTGTAGGTCTGTAAAATTCTTAGCACCTACTTTAGCCAACTCAGTACCCATCTCAGATGCAATCTGTTCAACCTTTTGTACCTGAGGTGGTGCTTGAGTAAGCCCAATCTCTCCCGGCTGCTTCCACCGCTGGTCAGACTCATCGTACACGAGTCCTGATTCATTAACTCTAAATGCGGCTATCTTACCATCTGCAGTCATCCAAGACTTAACGTCACCTTTTTCACCCATAATAATTGCATCAAACTCTTCGTCTGATACATCAGCTAAACCTAGTTCTCCAAACGCCTCAGTGCTAATCCCAGCAGTTTGAGCAATCCTCTGACGGACAGGCGTACTTTTTGTAGGTATACCTTTTAGTTCTTGCGCTCTAACGTCTTTAGCAATCTCTTTGAGTACCGCAGGATCACTGGTTGCCATTACAGTTTCAGCTACGCCGGTAAGACCTAAGTCAGTAGCCCGTTTAGCTAGTATGTCCTTACGTTTATTCATAGCTTCTTGTGACTGATTCGTCTTAATTATCTCATCAGCCTGTTGAATTAGAGCCATGCCTTGCTCAATAGATCCTTGTTCAATCAATAAGCGCCCGGCTTGAAATAAAGATGCGGGATCTCTCTGCTGAATGCCTGTTACAGCGCCAGCTAAAGTTTCTTGGGCCGATCTTGTTTTTGATGCTTGTGCTGCCCTTCGGAATGTTTCAGCAAGTTCGGTTTCGCCTCTAACATCGTAATCTTGAGCCATTTGCTCTAATGCCGCAGGATCGTTAGCGTACTTCTGAAGCAACGCTTGTGCTTCTTGAGCAGCAGCCTCTTTATCCTTACGCTCCCGCCTTGAAGCAAGCCCTGTGCCGATGCCGGTTAACATACTGCCTAACCCAGTACCAAACTGTTCGAACCCAGATGCTATCTGTTGCCCCTGAGCCTGCCCAGACCTCGCCAGCATACCGCCTATATCATATCTAGCCATTGTATGCGCTCCTTAAATTAACTTTGCGTAGTTGACCATCAGATAGCCTTCGTTTCCACGAGTAACTGCTTCTGGTATGACTTCTTGTACTTCTTGAGCAAGTACGCCGTAAGTAGGATCGTCTCCTGCAAGACGCTTGCCTTCGTCGTTCCACTCCCAAGTGTACAGGCTAATACCGTTGTCTAGTGACCCAACTTTGGTAATGTTATCTTTCAGTCTAATATCACTATACTTAGCTATAATATCCGAAAGAAGGCTACCACCGGCAGAAGTCAAGCCACCCAGAAGACCACCAGCCCCACTAAACATTGAACTGTACAAGCTACCCAGAGCAGACTGCTGCCCTACCTTACCAGACAAGTTAGCAAGGGCTGCTTCTAGATCAAACTCGCCTTGCTGCCTACGTGCTACGTCAGCCATACCAGCTACGTTCAGAGCAGGACTGAGGGCAGACAAGAGTGCAGCCTGAGGTGCGTAGCCTGCTTGCAATGCGCCTATTCCTAACTGCTGTTGTGCCTGCTCAAGACCTAATCCACCAGAGATAAGCCCCTGTCCACCTGCTAGTGCCTGTAGCGCCTGTTGTTGCTGTGCAGCACCTAACGCCTGTCTCTGAGCAGCTAAACTAGAGCCTAGTCCAGCGTATTGTGCGCCTAATCCAGCCTGCTGTGCCTGCTCTGCTTGTGCCTGTTGCATAGCCCCTAGCATAGCCCTGTTTTGTGCTTCAGTTTGTGCTTGAGCCATTGCTAACTGCTCAGGTGTACCTCCGTACTGGCTAGTGGTAACTCCTCCTCTGCCTTGAGCAAACAGACGTTCTTCTAGAGCCATTCTCTGTCGTTCTTCTTCAGGACGCTGTGTAGCTCTTATACGCTCGTATACCGCTGCCTCTCTGTCTGTGGTAGGCATACCAGCCTGACCCATAAATTGCTGTCCTAGTCCAAACGCCTGTTGTGCTGCCTGTTCTTGCGGCATCACCCCGAAAGGCTGTTGGCCTAACGCCTGCTGTCCCATTGCCATCGCTTGTAAGCCTGCGGCAGAAGAAGGAGCTACGCCTGCTGGACCTTGTTGGAACCTTCCTAAAGCAGAACCCATCAGAGCATCTTGGATTGCTTGCTGCTGTGGAGACAGTGTGTAAGATGTTCCTGTTGGCCCAGCAGTAACACCGCCTAAACCAGACGTAACCGTAAAAGGCTGAAACGTAATGTCCGGTGCAGTTATTGGATCCAGCGCAGTAGTATAGAGGCTCTTAATTTCATCCGGTATTTCTTTGTACAAATCAGAAGCAAGGCCTCCTAAAAGATCACTTAGTATTCCCATTAGTAAGTACCTCCGTCAATCGTCCCTGTAGACAGAGTTCCTGTAAATGTCAGATTAGGTATCGTCACAGTCCCAGTAAATGTAGGTGACGCTAAGTCTGCTTTGGTTGCAACAGCAGTCGCAATGTTGTCAAACTCTGTGTTAAATTCAGTGCCTTGAATAATCTTGCCAGCGTCTCCAGAAGGCAAACTATCCTTAGCAGCAAAGTTAGTTGTCTTTGTATAGTTGCTCATATTGTTTTACCTATAAGTGCTAATACGTTGATTTCTTGGAGAGATAAAGCAAAACCGTTTATTTCTGACTCAAGACCAATAGTAATAATACTCCCGCCACCTGTAGTATTAACAGGGGGTCTGGTTGTTGTTGCTCCTCCGGTGAACTCAGCAACAGTGTACTCTGAAGCTGCTTCGTTAAAGTAGTACGGAGTCTGGTTACCTACCGTAAACTCCTGTGTGCTGTACGATGTACCAAAGTCGTAAGCCCACTTCATAAATACAGTAGCACTGTTAGCGCCTACCAGCGTAGGCCGTAGCTTCTTGAGGAACTTAAGTTTAGACGGATCACCAAACGTCAACCCCGGACTGTAGTACCTAAAGCGGTAACTAGATGGAGTAATAGTTCCTGCATCATTGTACTCATCTGTGTACCCTGCGTACTCACCTATGCCGTCATTAGTCCCTACTAAAAGCGTACCGTCGTTCTTTCTCTCGTAAGACTTGAACGGAGCAGAAGTCCACCGTGTGACTCTGTACGCTCCGTTCTCTAGTGTACCTTTGAGATCAAAGCAGTACGTAGTTGACGTCTCTGGGAACGTGATGAGATAGAAAGAGTTTTCAGGGCTGTACACAGATGCCGTAGGAGCAGTACGTGACGATAACAAGCTAATAAGCTCAGTCTTTATGTTTACGCTCAAGTCGGACAGAGGTAGTGACTTTTCTTGTATAGTTCTACCAAAGCTCCTCAGACCGTTCTGAGACATAAACAACACATCAGTACCGATGTGCTGTACAGAGTTTCTACAGATGCACCCAACGCCAGCTACAGTGTCAGCCAGAGCCATGTTAGCTGGACTAAAGGCGTTACCGTACACGAGGATGCTGTGTTTACCTAAAATAAGCAAGGCGTTGTTGTGGGCTACCAAAGCCCTTACTTCATCGTACCCATCAGGCCAAGCCTTAGATACATCTATAGAACCACTGGAACCACCAGTGAAGTCTGTGCCTATCAACAGATCAGACCAGTAGATTGTCTGTGTGTCTGCTGCGTTATCTACGATCCACAGTCTTCCGTAAGCTGCCAGCGCTTCGTGACAAAAGAAGTTAGTGTTGGTCGAAGTGCCTGTAGCAGTCCCAAACGTCCTGAGTCCGTTTGCGTTATCGTACACAAGAGGCTCGTGTCCACGCTGGAAGAAGTACGCCTTGTCGTTAAAGTTGACTATCTTCCAGTTGTTTGCTGTAATTGTGTACGAACCCGGAGTAATGTCCGTTAGTGTGTCATCAGGATTCGTTGTCTGTGTAGTCTTAAATATCTTGTTGTTGCCTGTGACGAACACTTCTTCGTTACCAGCGTCATCGTAAAAGTGATGAATCTTGGTAGCGTAATCAGACCCAAGAGGTGTGTTTACAGCAGTCAACAAGTCTACACCCTTACGTGCAGCAATGCGCCCACGCTTGTCAATTACAGCGTTGTCAGCAACGTCAGCAAAAGAGAAGTCCTGTCCAATCGGAGAGTCTTCTGTGTTGACTCCCTTAAAACCCGGAGCAACTAGATTAATGCTTTGGAGAGGCTGTGCCATACTCTAGGCTCCTACGGAGTGTACCAGATGGTTTCTTCAGGGTGCTTCTGTGCGTCCAGAGCAATCGCGTCAGACAAGTACTTATCAGCAATACCAAAGTACTCAGGTGCTGATGTACCGCCTGTCTCGCCACGCTCACGAGCTAACAGAGCTACCGCCATGTGAATCACAGGTTGACTAGGTATAACTAACTGATCTGTGTCGTTTACTAACTCACCAGCATAAATAATGTTTCCATCAGCGTCTTTAATATCCCCTCTTAAAATGCAATTAAATCTCAAGTCGTACACACCGTCAGGCTTAGGATAAACGTCTACCTGAGTGTCACCACTAGAGTTTACACCGTTGTACGTGTAGTACTCAGGTGCACCACTAGGCGGTGTTTGATTCAAGTACTTATCGTTAAACCAGTGTTGAGTCTGGTACTGCATAAAGATGTTTGAGGTATCGTTGATTACGTCCAGTACCTTGATCTTGTTCTGTGATCCAGTGAGTACGTAGTTAAAGATACCAGAAGACGTAGTTACCGTCAGGGTAGTCCTGAGTCCAGACCAATCCCAAGCGTCTTCTACAATCTTCTTAGCGTCGTTTACAAAGTCACCCGCCAGCTTACTGTACGTTGTAGACTGTACGCTAGATACTTCGTCTTCACGCAAGCGTCTGAGGACGTTGTTTACTAAGTTTAAATATGTCATGCTCTACCGCCTCCAGAGCCAGTAAATAAGCCAGCTAAGAAATCTGTAATTGGAAACTCTGTTCTTGAGA